ACTGCATCTTGTGGGTTTGTAGGATCAGCAAGGTTTTTAATCTTGGCTAAATCAGCGTCGTAGTTCCCATCAACAGGGTCTTTAGTCATCGTGTTCTTACCACTACCCTCTTCAATCTCTTCGCTCAGATATAAGTTATGTAAGTAAGCACGATCTAGTTCTACTTCAGTAAGTACACTACCATTCTCAAAGTCTACAAGAGCGTCAGCAGAGTTACTATCTCTTTTGATTCTTATCCTAGCACCAGTTTCAGGAGCAGTAGTGAACCTAATAAGAGCAGTAGGAGATGTGATAATAGAATAATCTCCTGTAGAAACAGTATAAAACTTACCTCCTGGAGAATCAACTGTTGAATCGTCTAGCTGTACAACTACATGAGTGTCATCAAGATAGGGAAAAGAGAATGCAAAGTCCGTCTGACTTGCTCCAACTGTGTAGTCTACGTATGTATTAGCCATGGTAATCTATTATTAGTTTGTTTATTGTAAAAGTTCAAGCACATCTTCTGTAGTTGAAGCTGCTTTTAATCTTTGTTGCTGTTCTCTTATTTCAGGGAATTCTTTTAACATCTGCCTTTTGGCAGCTTTTCTATACCTTCCTATGACTCTTTGTAAATAAGCAACTCTAGGACTAGGTAAACTACTAAAAGCTTGCTCTTCTAAGTTTCTGTATTGCTTATTGTTTATTAATTTAGTCAAAGACTGCCTTAAAGTTAAGTTGTTTATCTTAATTTTAGATTGAAGGTCTAACCATCTATCGTACGCACTCCTATCATTTGCTCCATCAAAATTAGTAAGATCAATTAAACCATCTAGTTTTGTACTAGGAGCTGAGAAACCGTGAGCAACTCTAGCTAACTCAGTTAACACTGCATCGTTCTTTTCTCCTCCCCACATAATAGGATTAAGAGGATTAAGAACACCTGCTATACCTTCAAAGTATTCTTGTACTACAGGTTCTCCTAGAGGATTTCTTTTTAAATCCATAGCAACTCCTGGTATTCTTTTAAGAATTACATCCGCAAAATCTCTTGCTTCTTTTAACTCTTGATCTCCTGTTATAGATTGACCTTGATTAAGTATGTTAGGAATAAAACCACCTACCGCTCCACCTAAATATTTAGCTCCGCTAGTAGACTCAGGATCAAATATTAAACTAAAGAACTTATCTATACCTGCAAGATATGACTTGTTGGTTGCGTTCCTTGTTAAGGTCAAAGTTAAAGCTGAACTTATTTTTTCAAAGGTAGTGGAATCAATGCTGTGCATTTTACCATCGTTTAGCAAATCACCCATATCAGCGTAAACACCTATAATAGTCGCTATAGGGTCAAGTCTTTGATAGCTCATCCAAGTACCGCCTACTTTTATACTGTAAGGCATATTACCAGCAGCCATCCAAGCTTTTCTTTGTTTAAAATCCTTAGGACCACCACCATTAATTTTATCTTTAAAATGATAAACAGTAGTAGCTAAAGCTGTGTTAAATAATGTACCTGTAGCTAGTTTACCTTTTGCTTCTGCTCTTGCAATTAAATCAGGTGAACCGTCAGCTTTAACAGCGTTAATTTGTTCTAACAAAGATTTCCTAGTTTTTTCTAACGCAGGTGCTTTACCTTCTTGAAGGGCATCTATTTTCTTAGTGTACTCTCCACCTTTTAAATACTTAGCTGTGTTGTAAGCTATTTCTCCAGGAGCAAGTAATCGACTAAAAGAAAACTTTAAGATGTTTGTTGGAGTACGAATAAACGGAGCAACAATAAAACCTAAAGGCACACCACTTACAAAACTTTGTAGTTTCTGCATAGCTGGTCCTAATTGCTCTGAGAAAGCTATTTCATCTGCTGATTTAATATTAGGGTCAACCCAGTCTCTAGCTAACTCCTCTAAAGCCATGAAGTCATTATCCCTAGAATCTTCTCCTACAAGTTTATTTCTTCTTGCTGTTTCTAAAGCTTCGCTTTGTGCTTGCTGTACATAATCAGCGATTGCTTTTTCTCTCGCAGCAGGTGTAGCAAATGGACCTTGAACAAATTGTTCTGCTTCTTTAATTAAATGAGCAGTAGAAAAGTTACGGTTAGAGCGAGTTATTAAAGCACTTAAAGAATCTTCAACATACTCAGCAACTTTCTTAGGGTCTTTGATTCCTAGTTCAAACGCTTTTAATCCTAAATTAGCAGCAGCCCTGTTCCTATATTCATAGAACTTATACATTTGATCGACAGAAGTATTGAACCTATTGGGTATCCTTATGGCATTACCCATAAAATCAATAAAACCCTTTACAGCATCGCTTTCAATGTCCTTACCTCGTAAACGCTCTACATTTTTAGCTGTGATAGAACCTACACTTCCTCCTGGTGTCTCAACAAAAGCCGACCTTGCATCTCCGATATAATGGTCTCCACTCTTCCAAGCGTTCAACACAAACCTAGCTAAATCTTTCATGTGCATCCCTTGAGATACAGAGTTAACTACAGCTCTCTTTACATCTGAAGAAGAACTTAACCAACCTCCTACATAACGCTCAAAGTTTTTAAGAGCAGAAGACATAGCACCCCCTGTAGCATTAACCGTTAGTGTGCGAGGACCGTACATGATAGAGTTTTTATAATACTCTTCTACCATGTCCATTAACTTCCCACCTTCAGCTCCTCGGATTACTTTATTCATCTGTATCAAAGTATTCCACAAGTCATCACCCTGTCCGTTCTTAGCTAACATTATGCCTTCTACCATTTCATCGATAGTCATGCCCCCTCTTTTATTGAGGTACTCTTGTCTTAGCTTAGTGTTAGCTATTTCGTTTGGTCCTATTCCAATCTTAACATCCATCTGCCTAGCTTTAAGACCTCTACCGAAACCACTAGCTAATCCAGATTGACTAGCTTGTATATGTAGTTGTTGTTCTACTAAAGTTTTCAAACGAGCTTCAATAGTTTCTAATTCATCTTCACTTATTTTACCTTTTTTGTTTTTGTATTGTTCAGCTACGTTTAGTATTTCTTTACCGTTAGCTACTAACATAGACTCCAAGGATTTCATCTTAGCTGTGATACGAAACAGAGTAGTTTGATCTTTAGATGCTTGTTGTATTAAAGAGTTCATCATCTTTCCGTTAGCTCCCATAGCATCTGCTAACTCATTAACTACACCCTCGTCTAGCATCTCTTGACTCATCTTCTCCATCTTAGTGCTGTCCTTCAAAAGCTTCTCTGCACCTTGTTCAGCTAAACTAGCTAATTCTTGTGGGTACATTCCTTCAGGCAGCTTACCCATTGTCTTAACCATTCCAGTTAATGATTGCTTGCCTCCAACTCTAAAAGTAGGTGCGTCTGCATCTTTGATTATATCGTCAACAACATCACTAGGTTTTAGATCAGGTAAATCAGCAAAAGAAACCTCACCAGGTCTTAACGAACTTTGTCGTTGTACTTTTACATTACGCTGTTTTAGGAAATCGTTAAATATCTTTTGTCGTTGGTCTATGCCTAGTTTTGCTTTTAAGGATTCAAATAAATCTTTAAAGAATATAGCAAATTCTTGAGCAATTCTTTTAGGACTTCCGCTTGGAGCAAGTTCACCTGCCGCTTCTTTCTTAAACCAAGCATCGGACATCTCTTCAGCAAAGTACTCGTCTATATCTTTATATCTGTAATTAGCATTATTAAAATCACCTCTCTTGCCTCGCAAAAATCTATCGAGTTCTTTAGGTATGTCTTTCCTAGTTACAGTGCTTGGGTCAAACTCAGCTTCTAAATCTTTTATCTCAATCCCAAAACTTTGAATGTATTTATTTCGTTCTCTTTGGAACTCCTTAGTAATCTTTGTTAAATCTTTTTCAGGTAGATACCTACTAAGGCTATGCCACAACTCATGCACCATAGTTCTTTTCAATCCTCCTTCTTTAACAACGTCAGCTCTTATCTTGAGCAGATTACTACCAAACTCGTACCTACCAGCAGATGGAATCTTGTTAGTAATCATAGGTTGAGCTACATCATCAAATAACCTAGCACCTATTACATCTATAAATTTTTCTATATCTTTTACATCGGATGGATCAGCATCTTTTAATACATTAGGTTGCCTCAGTCTTCTTATTATGTTTGCAGCACCTCTAGGTTTAACATCTAGCATCCCAGCGTCTTCGTAAGTTTGATAAGGAGGAGGTCTAGTGGCGATGACTTCATCTAGTTCTTCTATACCTACATCAAACTCTTCTAGCTTCTCTTGTAATTCAGGTTGCTTTTCAAAAGACTTCCTAGCTTTAAGTTTATCTAAGGCTTCTTCGTTATTTTTTAAGTCTGTCTTAAATTTATCTAATCGATCTTCTCTAAGCCCTTTCTGCCACTCGTCTATACTCTCTCCTGCTTTCTCTTTGTCTAAGATTGATTTTAAGTCTCGTTCTTCATTTGCTACTGCTACTTTGTCCGTCTCTATTTCTCGCAGTAATCTTGCCTCATCATCTATAAACTTAAAGTCAGGCAGATCGGAAACCCTTAAATCCTTAGTTTCATCTTCCCACTTCATCATAGCGGAAGTAACAGCGTCTTCTCTATTAGCTCCTTTACCTATCTCTACATTCTTAGTTTTAATAGCATTCAAACCTGCCATAACAGACTTAGCTACCGCACCTACACCTAACCCTATAAGAGCACCCTCTAAAACATTCTTAGCTCTACCTACTAACTCATTATCGTCTGGATCAGCTGCCAAGTACTCAGATATTGGATTCTGTAAATCAGGAAACTGTTGAATTAAGTTAGCTAATCTTTCCTCTTGTCCATCAAACGCTACAAAGTCAGAAGCCATCTCAGCTCCTAAGTATCCTTTTAAATTAAGATCAGTAAACTTTCCAGGTTTTTTACCTTTCGTTAAAGCTTTAGCAGCTTTGCCTGTTACACCTGTTATCTGCCCTGCCCTCGATGCTTTACCTTCTGCACTTATTCCTTTTCCTATGATTCCAAAAGGCACAGCAAACTGTGTTAATCCTTCTATTAAACTTCCAGGTACTGTCTGTGAGCGACCAAAGAACCTTTGTTCATCCCAATCGGGTAATAAATCGAAAGATAAGAAGTCACCTAAATTGTAAACACCATGAGCCATACCTTCTAAACCTCTAACAGGTGCAGCAAAAGCATCTATCACATAATCGCTTATTCCAAGCTCTTTATCT